GCAAGCGCCGCGGCGGTTTTGTGCCCCAGCGGTTTGAGCAGCAGCAGCGACAGCAGCACGATTGCGCCCGAAATCAGCAGCGTGGGATTAGGGCGGCGCGGGTAGAAGCGGGCAAACAGCATACTCGCCACCATGCCCGACACGCCAAACACCAGCAGCACCCAAGTGGTCATTTGCTCTGATAGCTGCGTGATGGTGAGCGCATAGGGTTCAATGTAGCTGTATGCGGTGAAATGCGCGGTTGCCATCATGATGGTGAGCGCGTATAAGCCGAGCAGGTGCGGACGTTTCGCCAGCAGCGGCAGGCTCTTGAGCGAGCCTGAATTTTTGCTTTCCAAGCGCGGCAGTATTTTCATCAGCAACAGCATCACGCCAATGGCAAGGATGCCAATCAGGGCAAAAGTAGCGCGCCAGCCCAACGCTTGCCCAATGATGCGCCCCAGCGGCAGCCCCAGCACGGTTGCCATTGCCGAGCCCAGCGACATCCAGCCGAGGGCTTGCTGACGTTTGCCGCGCGGGGCAACGCGCATCACCAGCACGGCGGTAATCGCCCAAAACAGCGCGTGGGTAAGCGCAATCATCACGCGCGATAGCAGCAGCACGGGGAAACTCCACGCGGCAACCGACAGCGCGTGCCCCGCGATAAATACGGTAAACAAGCCCAACAGCAGCTTGCGCCGTTCCAGTGGGGCAAACAGCAGCATCAGCGGCAGAGAGGAAAGCGAGACTATCCATGCGTACACGGTAATCATCATGCCTGTGTCGGCGGCGGATTGGTTGAAGCCTTTGCCGATGTCGGTGAGCATGGCAACGGGGATGAACTCGGTGGTATTGACGACAAAGGCGGCGATGCCATACGTCTTCGCAAGGCGCAGAAGCTCGACGCTGCACTCGCGCACCTGGCTGACGCTGCCCGGCGCACTCGTCACATCGGGGCGAAAGATCGTCTGGATAGAGTCGATGATGAGAAAATCTGGTTGGATGCGCTCCACCTCAGCTCGAACACTCTGCATATTGGTCTCTGCATAGAGATAAAACTCGCTATCTATATCTCCCAAGCGCTCTGCACGGAGTTTAATCTGCTGGGCAGACTCCTCCCCGCTGACATAGAGAATAGTCCCCACTTGAGACAATTGGGTTGAGACTTGTAGGAGAAGGGTTGATTTCCCGATTCCAGGATCCCCACCTATGAGTACGAGACTCCCTGGTACCACTCCACCTCCAAGTACACGGTTGAATTCCTCCATCTCCGTCTTGGTTCGATTGACGTTGATTGAAGTCACCTCAGCCAGTTTCATAGGCTTGGTTTTTTCACCTGTCAAGGACACACGCGCATTCTTGACCTCTGCAACCTCGATTTCTTCTACAAAAGAAGACCAAGACCCACAGTTGGGACAGCGCCCTAGATATTTAGGGGAATTATACCCACAATTTTGACATACAAATGTCGCTTTTTTCTTTGCGATGATAAACCTCTTTCTAAATCTCTACCTCACACTCAATCACTTGACAAAAATCAATCTTCTCGTCTGGTACAAATTGGCGCATGAGCATTCGATGAGCGACAACTAGCACTGTCTGGTAGTCTCGGTACTTTATCATAGTTTCCAAAAAACGCGCCTTCATTTCCGCAGCTGTCTCATACTGAATAGGACTATTAGGAAGCAACTCCCCCTTGTTTTCTAAAAACAGAGTACGTGCTTTTTCAAAATTCTCTATGCCACTTTCGTAAACCTGCCATTCGTGTAACAAAGGCTCCACCCTCAAAGGAAGGCCTGTAGCACAAGATACATAAAAAGCCGTTTCTAATGCTCGCGTCACTGCAGAAGACACCAGTATATCAGCTGAGCCAAGCAAAGGATTTTGGCAAAGTTCCTGAGCTTGTTGCCGTCCTTCCTTAGATAAAGGTGCTAAATCCATCCCAAAACCTGTATAAGAACGTTCCTCTAACTCACGATAATCTGGCTCCCCGTGACGTACAAAGATAATCTTCATCTTAATGCCCTGTCGATCCAAATCCACCAGTACGAACCCCGTCTGCCTCATCTCCGTCTGCAATTAAAAATGGTGCAAAGACAGCCTGAACCACACGTTCCCCAACTTCAAGAACCACTTCCTGGTCAGTAATGTTTTTCATCTGCGCAAAGATATGTCCCTCATTTCCAGGATTTCCATAATAATCCCCATCAATGACCCCAACTGAGTTAATCAAGACCAAGCCTTTCTTACGAGGGTTTGATGAACGGTCATAGAGATAGAGCACTTCTGTCGGCTGCATATAAGCCTTAACACCTGTCGGAACTAAGACAATCTCTCCTGGCGCAATAACCGTACGCACAGCAACCTTTAAGTCATAGCCAGCTGCATGAGCTGTCTCACGCTTGGGTAATAAATTTTCATCTGTAAAACTCGAAACCAATTCAAAACCACGAATTTTCATATTTTTCTCTTTTCTATTATCATTTATTCTAGGCTATTTTATCTTATTTATTCGAAAAAAGCACGAAAAAAGAGCACACAACAGTTATAGGCGATACGATAATTTACACTGTTTCACAATACGTTGAAATTTAGAGCTTTAAAACGAGAGCAAAGTTGACTTTTTACATCGTTTTACAGACATTTACGACATTTTTGCCCCTTTTTTGCCCCTTATAAAACAAAAAAAGCCCGCAAGCCTGAGCCTGCGGGTCGTTAAGAAGAAAATTCTCCTTTCTTTATTTTGTAGTAACAATTAATCCATCAGGTAATACGTCAAGTGCTGGTTTGTCTGAGCGGCTGCCATCTTCGTTGACGTAGTACCAGCCGCCTTCAACTTTAACAAGTTCTTTTGAAGACATTTCGCCGTTCTCTTCTTTGAGGTGGTATAGTTTGTCCTTATATTGAACCCAACCAGTGACCATCGCTCCTGAAGCATCAAGATAGTACCACTTACCATTCACAAGAACCCAACCAACGGCCATTGCGCCGTTTTCTTTGAGGTAGTACCATTTGCCATCATCTTTCAACCAGCGAGAAGCTATTGAATAACCTCTCTCGTCGAAGTAGTACCAGATACCATCAATCTTTTCCCACTCCTCTTTTGGATAAGCACCATTGGGGTATTCATACCACCATCCAGTATCATTTCTCTTCCATTTTGGCTTAGCTTCTTCATCATCTAGTAAAACAGTGTTCTTGTCGTACGGATTTGAAGAGTATTGCCACCAGCGAATCCCGTCCATGGATGGGAAATATTCAAAATCAGCATTTCCATCATTTAGCCCATAGCCGGCAATCCAAAGGCTATTTGGAAATTTTGCAAGAATCTGCTCATAATAAATATTATTAAGCGTGAATGGCTTGTAGCTGTAATAGATTGGCTCATAGCCGTTTTCTTTGAGGATTTCCATAAAGCGAATACAAGCATCTGTGTTTGCCTGTTTATCTCCACTAGCGTGATCTTCGTAGTCAAGACACAAGTATTTTACTTTTTGAGGCACATTGTCAAGGAAGTAGCGTGCTTCTCGCTCTGCTTCTTCAATGTCACCACCAAACCAAGCAAAATGATAAAAACCAACAGGGGTGGATTGCTCAACTTGAGCGGACAGGCAAGGGTTGATATAGCTTGTACTTTCAGAAACTTTGATAATAGTATTCTGTGTACCCATATCCTCCAAAATACCTGTAATATCGTATCCATTATGACTGGATACGTCGATGAATAAGTCATTTTTCTTCATTGTTTTCTCCTAATCTTCGCTTGGTTCTTGATAGTCAAGAGCACGTTTGCTATCAGAGATTCCTGATGTTGTTGGGTCTGGAATGATATTTAGGATATTTACAATCGTCAACCCAACAAGATAAGGGTTCGCAAATAATTTGCCAAGCAAGTCTAAAATAACTCCCCAGCTAACCAAATCTTCCAGTTTAAGATTGAAATAGGCGAGAATTGGCAAAGCTAGTGCGAATGCCACTCGCAATAAGAATGTTTTATTTTTAAAGTTAAATCGTACTTTCCAGTTAATCATGTTTATTCTCCTTTATTTTTATCTTCGTCTTTTTCAAGTAAGCGCTGAAACGCTTTTAAAATCGGCTGAAAAAGAGTAACATTTCCTTTTAACTTGCGGTAGTTTTCAATAAGGGATTGAAAAGTAAATGCAATGTACCCGAGATAAATCGAGTACAAGAATGCGAAGCCTGTCTTCTCAGGAAGTAGAACAGACATTGGGATAAGGATCATTAGCAAGAGAACCCCTAAAATTTTGCGAAGGAGTCCGTTGATGCCGATTTTGCTCTTATACTCGATGTCAGGGTTTGCGATAGCAGCAATTGTCCCTGTGACAAAATCAATGATTTCCATCGAGACAATCAGTGCTAGAGCGTACAATACCAAACCATCTTCTGTTTGAACGAGGCTTCTAAAAAAATTGAAAAATTCGATTTGCATATAACCTCCTTAATCAATTCGTGGCATGACCACGGTCAAGACACCTTGCTGAAGCATCTCAGCAAGAGTCTGTTCTTTCCAAGTGTACCCTTCGGACGGTTGCATCTGGAACTTGAAGATTGTCTTGGTTCCACTCGGCCATTTCGGATTTGTATCAAACGGATATGGCATAGCGATGATATCGCCGTTTCCATACCGTGTACTTTTAACAAGCGGTTTGATGAACTCAGCCACTTTGTTGTAAGCATAAGTAGGCATACCCCCATTTTGTGAGATGGCTAGGGCGATGAGAACCTCAGTGATAGCTGAAACCGTGTCAAGGTTCTCCTTGTTTTCGGTTACTGCTTGCTCAGCTTTATCCGTTGCCTCTTTGTTCTTTTGTAGTTCTTGAGCTACTTTGCTGAATTTTTCGTTTTCAGCACGGTTTGGAAAATTCTCTTGGTAGAGAGTCTCCAGAGCTAACTCAAAAAGCTCAGTATTGGACAAGCTGATTTTGTCAGCTGGTAGCAAGATAGGTACAATAGCACCATCTGAGTTGACAAGTGTGACCTTTGTAGCGGATGCTGTTCCACTTGCATCAAATTCTTGGGACTTTGTCCCGTACTCTAATTTCATAGTTCCTCCTTAAATTTTGAATGAAACATTATCGAAGTTGAGCCAAGTAGCGTCAACGTTCCCCTTTACGACTACGTTACCGCTTGGATAGATTCCGATAACCGCAGAACCATAATCATTGTTTAGTGCGGTCTTAAATAATGTTGTGGATGGTCTGAAATTTTCAGGAAAAGTAAAGATAATTGACTCACGGGTAGCATTTCCTCCTTTACACGTACCTTTTAAATACACAATACCGTCAAATGTTTTTGAAAATTGGACATTTCCATAATCTCTATGATGGCCCCACCCATTTTGTAAATTGGCATTTTGCCAAGGCGTTGGATTGCTT